GTAATATTATTGATACAAACCAGTTTGTTGGTGACATTTATGTTAAGCCAGCAAGGTCTATCAATTACATCCAGTTGAACTTTATTGCCGCTAGAACTGATGTTTCTTTCTCAGAAATCGGTGGTTAATCTTATAAATACTTAAAAAACTTAAAGGAGTAATAAAATGGCAACAAGTATTCACGATTTTTCATCAAGATTTAAAGGAGGGGTTCGAGCCAATTTATTTAATTGTCGTATATCAACCCCGAATAGAGGTCAATTAGCAGATTTTGAATTTCATTGTAAGGGAACATCAATGCCTGCTTCTACAGTAGGAAATATTGATGTACCTTATCGTGGTCGTCAATTGAAAGTTCCGGGAGATCGTACATTTGCAGATTGGACTGTAACTGTATTTAATGATAGAGGTATGTATATTCGTGGTGTGTTTGAGGAATGGATGGCTAAATTGCAAGACCATTGGGAAAATAAACAAGATCAGGGTATGTCCCCTTATGGTAAAGCATCTGTAACTCAATTAAAACGTGATGGTGGATCAGAGCGTACTTATAATATTACGAGTTTGTATCCTACAGAAGTGGCAGCTATTGATGTTGCATGGGATTCTAATGACGCTGTTGAAGAATATTCAGTAACATTCGCAGTTAATCATTGGGTTGCAGGTCCGGGTACAGTATCAACTGCTTCTGGTAATAATCCTAAATGGGGAGTTGAAGTTAGAGCGGATTCTGAAGGTAACACAAGTGCAGATGTTTGGGCATCAATTACTAAAAGTTTCGCGTAATATCTAATATGAATTAAAGGGGGGTGAGTTTCTCACCCCTCTATTATTATGAATTTTTAAAAGGGTACTTTTTATGGCGTTTGAATTATTTGGTTTTGAGATAAAATCCAAGAAAGAGAAGAAGGGCAAAACTTTTGTAACACCAGAAAATAGTGATGGATCAACACAGATTATTGATGGAGGTGGGATTCTTGGGCATTATCTCAATACAGATTCAGATGCTCATGACGAAAAAAAGTTAGTCCAAAAATATCGTGAAATGTCTTTTTCCCATGAAATTGATGGGGCTATAGAAGATATTGTTAATGATGCTGTGATTCACGAAGAAGGTGTACCATCTGTTGCTCTTGACTTGGAATCATTAGATTACACAGACAGTATTAAAGATAAGATACATTCTGAGTTTTCTACACTTCTTGATCTGTTAGATTTTAATTTGACAGGTGCAGATTTATTTAAGAAGTGGTATGTTGATGCAAGATTGTATCATCATATTGTAATTGATAACAAAAGACCAAAGGATGGAATTAAAGAATTAATTCCAATTGATCCTTTGAATATTGAAAAAGTACGAGAAGTAAAGAAATCAAAAATTGGTGGTCAAAATCAAGTAGAAGTTGTTGATGATGTTTTAGAGTATTATCTTTATACACCAGATAATTTTGGTGGTGGTAGATTTTTTCAAGGATCAACACAGAATGCTATTCAAGTTGCACCTGATGCGATTTCTTATGTTCATTCTGGTTTAGTTGATTCAGTAAAACAAATTATTATTGGTTATTTGTTTAAAGCAATCAAGCCGTTTAATCAATTACGGATGATTGAAGATGCACTTGTTATCTATAGATTAGCAAGAGCTCCAGAACGAAGAATATTTTATATTGATGTTGGTAATTTACCTAAGTTGAAAGCAGAACAATATCTGCAAACGGTAATGAATCGTTATAAACAGAAAATGATTTATAATGCAGCTACTGGTGAAGTTCAAGATCAGAGAAAACATCTTGCTATGTTGGAAGATTTCTGGTTGCCAAGACGAGAGGGTGGTCGTGGTACTGAGATCAGTACACTTCCGGGCGGACAGAATCTTGGTGAAACAGATGACATAGAATATTTTAGAAAGAAATTATATAAATCTTTGAATGTTCCAATCTCAAGGATTGAAGGTGCAGATTCTACATCTTTCAATCTTGGTAGAGCTTCTGAGATTACAAGAGATGAAGTAAAATTTGGAAAGTTTATTAGTCGTTTACGACACAGATTTTCTATAATTTTTACAGGTCTTCTTAGAGTTCAGTTGATTTTAAAAGGTATTATTAAAGAAGAAGATTGGTGGGAAGTTAAAGATCGTATTCGTTATATATGGGCTAAAGATTCTCATTTCACGGAGTTGAAAAACTCTGAGATATTGAGGGATCGTTTTGAGTTAGTTTCAATGGCTGAGGAGTATGTTGGTAGATATATTTCATCAGAGTATCTGCGTAAGAATATTTTACAACAGAGCGATGAACAGATTAAAGAAATTGATAAACAGATAGCAGCAGAGAAACCAGAAGAACCAGAAGATGACACGGAGGAGGATGATGAGGACTTCTAAACCTTATAAAACTATGAAATCTATTCTAAAAGTAAAGACTCAAAGTTTTTTGGAAAACTATAAACAAAATTTATTTACAGAGGCTATGTGGAAAGTAGAGGTTGAGGGGTTTCCCCCATTTTATATGGATGGTTCAAGTGCTGGTGAAGTAAAGATGGCTCTCAAGAAAAAATTAAAAAAACCAAAAGAGATTATATCTATTGAACGTATTCAAAAAACTGATTGGAAAAAGAATGTCATGGATAGAATTTCTGGTAAAGAAATTCCTGTTGATGAAAGTGAAGTTCAAATAAAACAATGGATCAAAGAAGAAACTCTTACAGATGATTTATTGGTGGATGCTATTAAAAATGTAATGAAAGAAAGGGTCAAAAATGGTTGATATAGCAAGTAACATTTTAAAAAATATTTTTAGTAAAAAACTTACCAAAGCAAAAGACGGTATTGCAAAAAGTTTAAAGAATAAATCTTTAAAGGCTATTGAAGATTATAAGAATAGTTTTAAATTTGAATTACCAAATTCTGAAACTCCAACCACCCCCGAAACTCCAAAGGCAGATACATGAAAAATTTTAAACAATATTTCAAAGAAGGTCTTGCAGATGTAAAGAAAGCAAACGCTGCTAAAATGCGTAATCTAGCTAAGGCTAATAGAGATAAAGAAACCGCAGTTCGTAATGCTGACATAGAGAAAAAAAGATCAAAAGATCAAGCTGAACGAGAAAAGAAAATTGAAAAAGCAACAGCCAAAAGTAAGAAAGAAAGTATTGTTCAGAAAGTAGTAGAGTATATTAAGTCTGATGGTGCAAGAAAAAAATGTGCAGGTGGTGATGGTCGTAGAACCGAAAACCATGATTGTGATAAAGTTCATTCTGGTATGTCACATGATGAGTGGGAAGCATCACAAGACACACCAAAGGATGAAGGTAAAGATGGTGGAACAGGTGACAAAGAAGCTTATAAAAAATTCTTTGATGCGAAATTAAAAAAGTATGGAGTAAGTAGTCCATCAGAATTAGAAGGTGATGCTAAGAAAAAGTTCTATGATGAAATAGATGCAGAGTGGGAAGGTGACAATGAAACAGATTGATGATATGATTAATGATGTTCTTGATGAAGTAATGAGTAAGATGGTTCGTATGAAGAAAGCACGCATGATGAAAGTGAAAGGGAAACAGATTGCTCGTAAAAGAAAGATTGCTATGAAACGAAAAGCAAATCCTGAGAAGTTAAAAAAACGAGCAGCGAAAAAAGCAAGAGATATAGTTGCTAAGAAAATTTTAAAAGATAGAAGTAAATCTGATTTATCAATATCAGGAAAAGAAAATTTAGAAAAAAGATTAGCAAAGAAAAAAGGTGTTATTGCAAAAATTGCTAAACGGATTTTACCAAAAATTCGTAAAGCAGAAAATGAACGACTTGCTAAAAGAAGGGAAAAGGAATGAAACTAATAACAGAACATATTAACGAGATTGAATATATTACCGAAGGTAAAGGTAAAGAGCAATACATCAAAGGTATCTTTATGCAGTCTGATATTAAAAATCAGAATGGTAGAGTTTATCCTCATGCTGTATTACAGAAAGAAGTAAAAAACTTTAATACAAAATATGTTAATGAGGGAAGAGCTCTTGGAGAACTTGGTCATCCAGCAGGACCTGTTATTAATTTGGATAGAGTTTCTCATGTGATTAAAGAATTAACTGAAGATGGTACAAATTTTATTGGTAAAGCAAAAGTAATGGATACACCTAACGGTCGTATCGTTAAAAACTTTATTAGTGAAGGAGTAAAGCTTGGTGTATCTTCCAGAGGTATGGGAAGTCTTAAAACTAATAAAAATGGTGTTAATGAAGTACAAGGAGATTTTGTTTTATCCACAGTTGACATAGTAGCTGATCCGTCAGCACCAGATGCGTTTTCC